CAACTCGATTTCAATGTGCGCCTGTAGTAGTGCTGGCGCGATTTCCTCTGGTGAACGGTGCACCTTCTTTGGTTCTGACTTATTCTTCTTAGCCATTACTTTCCTCCTTTATTGATAAGTTCCATGATTGACTTCATGGATGGGTCGTAGATTTTAGCCGGTAAACCGAAGCGGTTCTTGGTAACCAATCGGTCAGACTGTCCAACTACGAGGACTCGCTGTGGTGGGCCATCTTCCTGCGCCTCGATGGTCATGTAACCAACGATGTCTGGGATAGATGGAAGGGTTGCCTTGAAAGAGCCAGGAAGCATCGCAGTGGTCTTGATAGCACCGCTGTTCTCGTCCTTGTCATCGAAGGCGTGAGCAATAAGTATGCTCACAAATGGGGCGGTGTGGAACGTGCGGAAGATTTCATTCGCCCAGTTCTTTAGGTCGCCCCACTTACCAAACTTGTTGCCCTTATTCTCTGGCTTTTCGCCGAAAAACTTCTCGGCTCGGTCCATCACAACGCCGATGGTGTCGATGATGATTGTCTGGTACTTGTGGTCGCCTTCCATTAGCCAGTCGTAGACCGCTTGGAACTGCTCGTGCTTCTCAACCTGAATAACATCTACGGTCTTGAAGTCACGGGCGATGGCCGATGAGCCACCCTCGGCATCAATTAGTAGAACCGGACCGAACTCTGCAACCTCTGAAATCGAAGCTGCAAGCCAAGTCTTGCCACGTCCTGCGTCACCGTAGAACAGCATTGACTTAGGTCGGTTCAGTGTCTCAGCCTTGTGAATCATCTTTAGAAATGCTGGCTGTGGTGCCTTTGTTGCTTCACTCATTTGTTTCCTCCTTGTTTCTTGTTTGTACAGTATAACACATATGATTCTAGAAACCTAGTAGAGACTTCTATCGGCGTGTCGTTAAATACCCGTAGAGCATTTGTAGCAATCAGGGTGTGGCGCATATGATTCTGGATGAAGTCCATCTTGCAGCTCAGACCAAATTGCTTCTAGCCTGGTCCATAGTGTAAGTGCGAACTGTGAATCGTAGTCCACACTGAAAGTCCAGATGTCATTATCATAAGTACCATCACGATTAATAAATACCAAAGTAACTTTATCAATCTTGATGCCTCCTTGGTTTAATCCCCAAGCATAGAGTTGCGCTTGGCCAACATACTTGCGAAGTGTATACTCTGATGCTGAGTCATGCTTTAGTCCGGCCACAAAGTTCTGCAGCTTCTTAACCTTAGCACGTGATGTTGTCTTCCAGTCGATTAGGTGGTTGCTAGATACCAGAACCAGGTCAGGCTTACTAGATATAGAACCATACCCGTCAAGAACACCAAGTCCGATTTTTTGTTCGACAAGAGCGCCATCGAAAAGAACATTATCGCTATCGGCAATAGAACGCTCAATAAATCCGTGAATAGCTGTACCAATCTTGCCTCCCATCCAATACTTTTGTGGCCCTTGCTCTGTGCGCACAAGTGCGTGAGCTAGATGCCTAGTACAAGGGTCGGATATCTGCGATGCCCCAACCTTGTGCTGCTTGTCTCTTTCTGATTCCTGAAGGAATAAACCAACAGTCATCTCCTTTACTTGTGCATCAGTCAATGTCAAACAAGCCACCCTCTTCCTCGTCAAAGTGAATACCGCCCCAGATACCGGCGTTTACTTCTTGTGCAATCGCGAAGTCATAACAGGCCTTGATGAGTGGGCACATATGGCACATCTCTTCGGCTTCTTGCCACGACATCTTAGTTGAGTAATCAACCCAAGCTGCTGGGTCATCAGTACAGGCTACGTCTGTTTCTCGTAAACCCTTTTGTAGATTATCCCAGAATGGGATTGCTTTGTCAAGTAGTGGAACTGATTCAGATAGTTCAAAGACCTGAATCTTTTCTTTCTTCGTCCGGGCCACGCCGTTGTTCTGTATCTTTTTTTCCTGATACTTCATCTTGGCATATTCTTTGCGGCACTGTCGGCAGACACGAGCGTTATCAAGTGGGCGAATAAAAGTATTCTCCTCGGTGAACTCATGCCCCTTAGAGCAGTGACTTCCCCTGGCTCTCTTCTTACCCCACGGATTGTTCTTATCCGCTTGTTCCCACTGATATTCGCTCATTTATTCCAATTCTTCTTCATCCTCGTAAGGGTCATCAATTACGATTGGCTTGCTTAGGTCGTCGTAAACCAGAGCGTGAATGATGCTTGCAAGTTCAATCGGGTCTGGGTCTGTTCTCTCCAGAACGTCCTTAATCAGATTGATTCTAACAAGAGCATCAGACATTAAGGTTTCCTGAATCCAAGCCTCGGGCGAGAACTCGTCTTCGCCTGAATATCGGAACTGATTGGCCTTGTTGTTTCGCCAATGTAGATACTCTGTTACCATCTCTGCTTTATTCATCGGCTTCCTCCCGTGGTTGTGGATAGTTCTCTTGTAACCATTGCTCATTCATCTTGCTCACTTACTTCTCTCCTTTGATAAGGGCGATTAGGCCAGTAACTATATTGTTTACTGTTGGATACAACAAGTATCCAATGCAAATACCTTGCAAAAATTCAGGCATCTAACTTCAGCTCCTTTTTTACCCATTCCCAGTAGTCATCGTAGTCGATGTCTTCGTACTCTTGCATTAGTTCATAGTTCTGTTGGTTGCGTATTCGCATCCGCTCAATCAAGTCGTCATAGTGCCACTCGCAACGGAAGCGTTGGACTACCTTATCTTGGCATCCTTCTTCCTTACAGAACTTAGCCCGCTCTTGCTTCGCTTCTTTGTTGATTGCACGAAGCCTGGCGATACCGTCTACTGTGCCAGTTCTCATGACTCTAGCCTGGTGCATTCGGCAGTACTCGTAGAGTCGCCAGCTCTGATTCTTGCAGTCGTTTACAGAGCATGGTGGCTTAGGTGTTTTTAATCTCGGCATTCTCATACTCCTTAATCAAATCCTGAACTTGCTTGACTGGCTTCTTGATTGCCTTTAGTTGCTTTACGAGTTCAATACGCTGTTCTATCCGAATAGTCTCTCTCATCATCGCATAGTGCTTCTGCATCTGATTGTAGATTGGTGTCTCATTAGTCATGTTGGCTATCCTTCCAGTTGTCGTAGTCGCTGTCGCAACGGCAGTTGCACTGCAAACCACAGCTGTCGCAGTAGTGCTTCTCGCATCGGCATTCGATGTTTTGCTCTTCGTCTGGCTCTATACATTCATCTGCCTCGCAGCAATCGTGTTCTGGTTGATTAATTGGTCCATCAATAAGCGACATTACTACTCCTTACGTAGGGTTGCGTTCATGTCTAGCTGGCGTTGCAATAGTGTTGATAGCTGGCCCTCATCGTAAGTATCACGTGCTACGATATCGTAAATCTTTACAACATTCTTCTGGCCACGTCTACGGATGCGGTCGATAACCTGCTGGTTCATTAGGTTACTGTCGCTGTGTGATAGCCAGACGATTGTAGAACATACATCCTGCAATCCATCCACACCTTCTGCAATAGCCGGAATAACTGCCACGATATATTGAAGCTCTCCCCTGAGAAACTTCTGCTTGGCAGCTTCGCGTTGTGTCTGATTGGCTTGGCCACTCCACTCGAAAGCATCTGCACCAAGACGTGTAGCAACAAGACTAGCATACTTCTGGCTATCAGTCAAGAGCAACATAGGTTCATTCGGATTATCCTCAATGATTTCCTGAAGCGCCTTATATTTGCTACTTACCGCATCACCCTCGAAGATAACCTCGTTAGCCTCGTTGATACTTGGCACAGCAAGGGTAATCTGGCGTAGTCGGATGCGAGCTGCAATCGGAACTTCTGCAATCATCGGATTATCATTTAGCCAAACAACCAAGTCTTTCTCAAACTTCTCATAAATCTTGCGCTGTGCTGGCACAAGGTCTACGAATCTGGTTTCTTCTACGACTTCTAGATTGTGGTTAGGCTCAAGACGGATGTAGCAAGGAAGAGACTTGGCAAACTTACCAGGTTCCAGCTCGCCAAGGATATCCATCTTGCTGAATGGTGAATAGCCGGTAAGGCAATACTCATATACCC